CAAATATGTTATTTGGAATTACAAAGACAACGTGTGGAGCGTAGGTAGCCTGGATCGATCCTGTTGGATTGACCAGGGTGTGTTTGATTTTCCTATTGCTGGAGATAGTACTGGTAATATTTTTGAACAAGACAAAGGCTTTTTAGATGGTTCACAGGATTTAGGTACAACAAAACCATTCTGTCAGACAGGCCCATTGGAAATAGGTAATGGTGATAAAGTTGCACAAATAAATCAAATAATCCCGGACGAAGAAACATCAACATTGCCAGGAACTACTTTATCTTTCAAAGGCAGATTTACTCCTTTAGGATCAGAAACAGATTTTGGCAGTTTTACTTTTGAAAACGACGGTTATGTAGATGCCAGGTTTTCCGCCAGGCAAGTACAAATGAAAGTGGAAGGATCAACAACTCAAGACTTTCAAGTAGGAAATATAAGAGTAGAAACTAAATCTAGGGGTAAAAGATAGTGAGCAGAAGAGCTTTCACTAAACCCGTGCAACAAGAATACGATTCAAATTTTATGGACTACTTTGTGTCAGAGGTTGAATATAGAGACGGTCTAAATGTTAAAAAAGGCGAAAGAATAGAGGTAGATGGAGCTGCTGTTACAAATGCAAGCTCAACATCAAGAACAGTAGAAAAAACAGAAATAGTATTGATAAGTCCAAATGGAACAAAATATAAACTTAGAGTTGCAGACAATGGAACAATCAGCACAGAACAGGTTACTTGATTGGGAAGTTGAGTGGATAAGGTGTAAACCTTATATTGAGCGCGCAGCTAAACACCAAGATGCCTATACAATAGACGATATAGAAGATAAAATTCGCATGGGGCATTTTTTATTATGGCCCGGAAAGGAATCAGCGATGATTACAGAGTTTTTGGTTTATCCACAGCATAACGGCATGAATTTATTGTTTTGCGGAGGTAAATACGAAGAACTCGAAGAAATGTATAAACATATTGCAGCTGTAGCAAAGCAAATGGGTGTTAAGAGATTGTATTGTGGAGGACGTCGCGGCTGGCATAGAAAATTAAAACATTTAGGTTTTGAAAAAGAATACGTTTTAAGAAAGGATTTATAAATGGCAAAAGGTTCAACAAAAACACAGACAACAGCAGACGTCCCTGAGTATTTAGAAACGGCATATCAAGAAATGGTCGATCGAGGCCGCGCTCTTGCTGACACGCCGTTTACGCCTTACACAGGACAAATGGTAGCAGGCTTTTCCCCGGATCAAATACAAGGGCAAGCAGATGTTAGAAATTTGGCTAATCAAACCGCTGGCTTTAATCCAGCCAATTTATATATGAATCTTGCAAGTCAAGCAGGCCAAGACATAGGTTTATTTCAAAATTTGGGTGGTACTCAAATAGGAGACGTTGCTTCTCCCCTGGCGGCGTCTCTTTTAGATACAGATATGAGCGCATATCAAAACCCTTTTCAGCAAGCGGTGATAGACGCATCTTTAGTAGATATTGATAGAAGAAGAGATCAGGCAGTACAAAGAGCGCAAGATAGAGCAATAAACGCTGGAGCTTTTGGCGGCTCAAGATCTGCTATATTAGAAGGTGAGGCTACCAGGCCTTTTGAAGAAGAGGCTCTAAGAACCATTACAGGTCTTAGACAGCAAGGTTTTGACACAGCGCAACAAGCAGCATTATCTGATGTTGACAGATTGCAACAAGCTAACTTGCTGGCATCGCAACAGGAACAGCAAAGAGCTTTAGCACAAGCAGATTTAGACCAGGCTTACGGTGGACAGTTTGGTGATTTCTTAAATAGAACAAGAGGTTTACAAAGAAATTTAATAGGTGACGTAGCTAATCTACAAGGAATTAATTTATCTAATTTATTAACATCCGGGGCAGGGCAACAAGCTCTTAACCAAGCAATATTAGACGCACAAAGAGCTGAGTTTGACAGAGAGCAAGCAGATCCATTGATGCGTTTTGGATTATTTCAGCAAGGTGCAATGGGTGTTCCAACTAGCGTAATTGGACAAACTTCAACGCAAAGACAAACAGCAGGTATTGGAGATATTTTAAGAACCGGAGCTAGTTTGCTCGGTGGCGCTATGTCTGGTGGATTATTGCCAGCAATCGGCGCAACTGCAAGCACAGCTGTTCCAGCGGCCACAGGAGGAAAAGGCGGTATGGGTATGGGTGGAGGTAAAACATAATGGGTATGCAAGGTAGAGGTATGCCACAGCCAATGCCTACGCAAACCACAACTCCTGGAACAAGATTGAGGGCGCCAGGATTAGGTTTGGCCAGATCTTTTGGTTTTGACCCAAACATGCAGCTACAACCAGGGCAAGAATTAACAGATCCAAGACAAATACAACAGTTTCAAGACGCAAGAAACAGAGGAATTGGGGAGCTGTTGTTAATGATTAGCGATGCTTTTTCACCACAGGCTTTAGCAGGGGAACCTGTTATGCAAGAAAGAGCTTTAGAAAGAAGGGCGGCAAGAACGCCAGAAAGACCAAAATTACCATCCTCGGTGCAAGAATATCAATTTTATGTGCAAACAGGAGGTACAGACGATTTTGCAACCTTTTTGTCTAAAAAAGGAGGTGGAAGCAACATTACTTTAAATACAGGCCCGCAAGGTCAAGATTTTGGGTCTCCTCCAAAAGATATGGAATGGGTTAGAGACGCAGCAGGCAAGGTAGTCATAGATGAAAGAGGAATACCAAAAGCTCTGCCAATAGCAGGCACAAAACTTTTTAATGAACAAGAAAAAATATTAAAAGGCGAACAATCTTCTGCACAAACTGACACGAAATCTGCTGAAAATGTTTTATACAACATAGAAAGAATTAGAAAAAGGTTGGAAGAATCAACTTTACTCAACCCTGGTACAGGTTTTCTTGCGGAAACTTTTGCAAGTGTTGGTGGAACTCTTGCTGCCGACATAAATGCTTTGATATCTCCTATAAAAGCAAGCATTGGTTTTGATAGGTTGCAAAAAATGAGGGAAGAAAGTCCAACAGGGGGAGCATTAGGACAGGTTAGTGAAATGGAACTTGATTTGCTTAATTCGTCTTTACAAAGTTTAAGTCAATCACAATCAGAGGAACAATTTTTACAAAACTTAGATGAAGTTGAAAAAAGATATAGTGATATTGTTACAAAATTAAATGCCTATCCAGACGAAATTAAAAGAAAGGTTGGATACACAGACAGAATAATATCAACAACAGAAAAAACTGATGAAGAATTATTCCAAAAATACGGCTTCAAATTCAATTAATTATGCCTACTTTTGAAGAGTACATGAACGCCGCTAGAAAAGCAGATCAAGCGGGAGACGAGGACGCTGCAAAGCGTTTAATAGCTTTAGCAAGCGATACAAAATCTAATCAAACAGAAGAAATATCTCAAACAGAGGATGTTGCAAAATCTTTAGGTAGTGGTTTTGTTAGAGGCGGTATCGGTTTGTTGGAATTACCTGAGTTACTTGGTAGAGCGGCAGCCAGAGGTGTTCAAGAAGTCGGTCAATTTGCAGGCCTTACTGACAGTCAAGATATACCCATTTTAAACACAACCACAGGAAGATTGTTGAGAGACGCAACGACTTTAGATGATTATGAGGCTAAAACGACAGCGGGAAAATATGCTGGCACAATAGGTGAATTTTTACCGGCAGCAGCAGGCCCCGGAGGTTTATTAGCAACTTTAGGAAGAGCTGGTGTCTTGGGTACTGCTGGAGCTTTAAGTGAGGCGGGAGGACAGGCCTTAGAAGGAACACAGCTTGAACTACCGGCTAGGTTGCTTCCCGCGTTAGTTGCGCCAGGAGCAATTAGAGGAGCAACTAATAAAACGCTTGAGGCTTTTGGTAAGAAGTCAAGAACAAGTCCCTCATTAGAAACTTTAAAGAATAATAAAAATGCGGCGTACGAAGCGTTTGAAAAAGCAGGTGGAAATATCAAAGTAAAAATGGATGATGTCATATCAGACATTGAAGATGAAATAGTAAAAAATGAAAATATGTTTTTATCTTACATACCTGGTTTAGATGCCAACAAACCGGTTGATGAGTTTTTGAAAACTGTTAGAAGTTTTAAAGGGAAAGAATTTAATATTACAGCTTTGGATAAACTTAAATCATCAACTTATGCAAATTATAAAAATAGTGGCTTTGATCCAAGAGTAAATATTTTAAGAAACAAATTAGATGATGCAATAGAAAACGCTTCTACAAAATCTGGCGGGGATGATGCACAAGCATTATTGAACCAAGCTAGAGCAAGCAATAGAACATACAAAAAAGTAGAACTTTTTGACGAAGTTATGGAAAAAGCAGAGTTGCAAACTGCGGCAACGGGTAGTGGCGGAAACATAGTAAACAAATACAGACAGGCATTGACAAAAATTGTGACCGATAAAAATAAAAGTCGCGCTTTTGATGAACAAGAACTTCAATTAATGAAATCATTAACAGAGGGTAAGATTTCTGACAATGTTTTGAGGTTAGTTGGAAAATTATCTCCTGATGGAAATGGCCTAATGACTTTTTTAAACCTTGCTGCTGTAGCAAATAATCCAGCTTTTTTAGCAATTACCGGAACAGCTATGGGAGCAAAACGATTAGCTGACAGAAGAGGTCAAAAAGGCATTGAA